CCAATGGGGAGCGGCACATTTGCCACAGCTGAAACCTCACACGCAGTGGCCGCGCGGGCCACCAAGCCGCGATCTGCGGCAATGCGCTTCAGGTGCTCAAAATCTGCTGTATCTGCATGAGCCTGTTCAGAGATATATGCAATTTCTACGTAGAGACGCTCAAGTTCAAGCGCGATTGCAGAGAGCGCATTGAAAATCAGCGTTCCTTCTCCCTTTGCCATCTCCGGAGATATGTTTTTCTGCGCTCGCTTCAAAATATCAGCATAGTGCTCTTTAGGATAGATCAAGCGAAACCTCCTCTTTCAGGCTCGTGCCAAGGCTCGTCAGAACACGAAACGACAATATTACCCGGCTTCCTTTCCGCGCATACTGAAAGCTATCGATTCCGGTGATGTCGGGATGTGCCGTGAGTGCTGCCGTAATCTCGTCCTGTATGTCCCCCTCGAGAAAATCATCTGCGAGCGCCTCTCCAAGATACTGATCAAAGTCCACTCCATACTCCCAGGAATATATAGGATAGCGAAAGCGCTGTGTCTTTAAGCAAAGCCAAACCCAGACCCGTAGCGCATCAATTCCGTGAACTACGGTTCCTGTCAGCTGCCCGGTTTGGAAGTCAATTCCATACTCCATCAACTCCTTCGGTTTTCGCTTTTCCTCTGCTGCAGCCCTCGTGTAGTTTTCCAGAAAGCTTGGCAAAATGCTCACGATTTAACCACCTTTCCAAGCACCAAGAACTTTGTGGCCGTCTGATCAGCGCGTCGGCCACTCGGCAATCGATATAGCGCAATCAAATCCCCCGCCTTAAGAGCATCCAAATAGACTGTCTTATCGATAAGAGGCGCATTATCCTGGCATCTCCCGGCTACCTTAATAGCTGCAGGATTTAAATCTCGCTCGAAAAAAAGAAGATCCTCTTTCCGGAGTTCCATAGTCCCCAGCTTTACACTATTTTCTGAGCTCATTACCGCCAGTTGGATTTCCGGTGCATTATAGACAGCCCCCTGAACGCGCATCGTCCCAATGAGTTCATCAGTCCAACTCATGTCCCGACTCCTTTACATCCATCACACTGTCAAACTTCACTTCCAGCCGCATTTTATGCGTACCCCCCTCAAAAACATGCTCATCTGAGGCAATCCAGTATTTCCCGCTAAGCCCGGAGGCACTGTCCTGAATCTGCACAAAGTAATTGGAGAGGCAGCTTATATCTCCGAGTGCCGACAGCTGCAGGCTTGCTTCCGGCATCCCTTTTAGAAGCTCTTTTGCTCCGGTGCTACTATCGCCATCTCCCTCCTGTCGATAGATGTCTTGGAAAACTCCGAACATCTTTATGCTCGACTCATCTTTTAGTTCTCCCACCTGCGCGCCGGATTGGTCATAAATCTTAATTTGATTCTTTATTTCATCCATGTGCTCTGACGCGCTACTCTCATAAATGTTGATTCTGTCAGAAAGCACAAAGTTTTTTACCGACCACTCTGCGCGATACATGCCAACCCCCCTTTTATATATCATTGCAAAGTAGCGGTCCCCTGTCGCCGCTTTTGCCTTTCCGTATGCTGCCAGAATGATGTCATACAGACTCATGGAATCGCAAAGCATTGATTCAATGTTTATGCCAGTTGGATACAAATAGCGCACCGGTACCTGAACATCTGCTAACACCTGTGCAGCGATAGCCTCCGGGGTTGTTTTTTTGAATACATATTGTCCCTTGGACTCCAATAAGTGTTTCATCAGGTCAAAAGCCTCATAGGTAATGCTTCCTGTCTGGCTTGATTTCTCAATTCCAAAAATCTGGCCAAAGAACACTTCACCCTCGGGCTCACAGGAAAAAGAGACTGCATCTCCGGTTGCAATCGTCGGGAGAGTCCGAGTTACATCATATGGTGCATTGATGTACGAAAATGACAAAGACCTCGCTGCTTCCGCTGCTGTTCCACGCCAGGAAATTGACGTGCATGCTGCAGTCACATCGTATTGACGCCCGTCCTGTTTCAGTAGCAGCAGCTTCATTCTTTGTCTCCCGGCACACGTAATATCATTCCGGCTTCAATCTGATTTGGATTTCCGCCTATTTGATCCCGATTTGCCTCATACAGCGCACGCCAATCAGATTTTCCTGTGAGGCGCCGTGCAATCGCCGTCAGCGTATCCCCCCGTACAACGGTGTACATGGAGGCGGATACAGCATGCATTGCATCTCTGGATATGAGTACTTCCGCCCCCGCAACACTACTGTTTTCCGCTTCACCTTTCCCACCATCGGCGACCACAGATGAAACTTGCACAGGAATGCTCCTGTGTTCCTGAAATGTGACTGAAAACGCAATATCTCCGGTTCCGTCATCTTCTTTCCACTCAAACGAAGTCAGACGCACAGGAAAATTGACCGGCGTTCCTGTAATAACCAGCTTTACCGGAGCTCCGCGGAGAATTTTCTCCAACTTCTCGACCGCGCGCTTCGGTGACGGCAGTCCGGAAAACCTGCAGTATCCACTGTCATATTGCTTCGGGAAAAAACTTGAAAACGACACGCTCCGCAGGCCCCGTCCTTTTGCAAGGTCTATTTCTCCAAGTGCCCCAACGCTTACCGTCTCAATTTGCCGCTCCACGCGAACCGTATACTCGCTGGGAAGCACCGGAAAACGAAATCTGGTTGAACCTCTCAGATAGATATCCATCATGCGATACCTCGATTTGCCCCTGCTCGTGTGAGTGCTCTTGCAAGTGCCTCTCCAATTCGATCTATATCCGCCTGCTCGCGAACAATAATCTGATCTGCAATTTTGGGAATCGTCACCGTACGCCCTTCGCTACGCGCCATTTCCACCGATTTGTCATGAGGATAAATTCGTGTTCCGTGTGGCAAATCCACAATTTCTCCACCTCGCTCATGAATTTGTACCAGCCCACCGGCAAAATTCATGTCTCCGCCGGCCCTCATAGGGATTCCACCATAGCCGCGCCGTCCCAGTGCCGCTCCTCTGGATACTGCTCGAAGACCAACGGAAGCATTATCGGGAAGGCCTGCTATTTCCACGCCTTTAACCGATCCTGCTGCGCCAACGACCTTGTTAATTCCCTCGACAACTCTGTCCAGGAGACCGATAAACGCTCTGACCGGGGCCGTAATCGCCTCCCATGCGCCTGCGAATGTTTCTTTGAGCCCCGTCCAGGCTTTCCCCCAGTCGCCTGTAAAAACGCCGGTCAGAAATGTAATGATTCCCTTTCCGGCACGAATAATGCCGCTCATAGTGTCTGCAATCGATGTAACTGCCGCGGCCGCTGCGCCGATGGCTACTCCGAGTGCTGCAGCTATTCCGTTGCCAAAAACATCCCAGGCCGCCTTTCCAATTTTGCCAATCACGGCTCCAATAGGAGCAAAGCGCGTCTTTAGTGTAGTCAGGCTGGCCTGCATCCGCTGAAAGACAGGAGATAGCACATTCAGAGTCTTTTTGAATGTATTGAAATGCGTGACGACAGCAACAACTACAACTGCGACTGCTGCGACTGCAGCAACTACTATTGCCGCCGGCGAAAAAAGTGCCATTAGCCCGCCCTGTGCCGCCTTTGCACCAAGCGAAAGCGCTTGGAATCCCTTATATACCTTGGATGCAGTTCCAATCATCTTCGAAAAGCTTAGTCCTACTGCGCCAATCGTGGACACTGTCTTTCCAAATACCAGCAACGCGGGTCCCACAGCTGCGGCCATAAGCCCCCATTGCACAATCTGCTTTTGCTGTGCAGGATCCAGATTGTTGAAATAGTCCAGTAGTTGGGTTGCCCTGTCAATAAACGGCTGCAACGACTCGCTCAACAAACTGCCAATAGAATAACTTGTCACATCAAAGGAGGATTTGAGTCTCTCCAGCGAGCCTCCGAGTCCGGAAAGCAGCGAATCTGACATGCTATTCGCCGCTCCATCTGCTCCCTCAATGTTTGCTTTGAACGTCTGTAGCGCCTCTGAACCCTCGCCGTTAATTAATACCAGCCACTTTGCCGCCTGCTCTTTTCCAAAAATTGACGACGCTGCTGCGAGCTGCTCCTGTGCAGATAGTCCGGAGAAGCCTCTTTGTAGTTCGGCAATCGTATCCGGCATACTCTTCAGATTCCCCTGTGCGGTGAATACATTGATGCCCAGCTGCTCAAGCGCACGGCTCCCTTCGGCCGCGGGACTCGCGATTCTCATAAGACCTGTGTTCAGCGCATTGGCACCGACAGAAGCAGAGATACTATGATCTCCGAATTCTCCGGTTAAAACAGCCAGATCAGAAAATGACCAGCCCACCGTCTGCGCTGTGGAACCCGCAATGGATACAGCATCAAATAGTCCTGTAGTTGTGGTGTTCGCCTGTGCCTGTGCTTTGGCGAACATATCAGCATAATGTGCAGCATCCGATGCATCCGCACCAAAAGCCTTTAGAGTATTCCCGAGCCCTCCGGTCACCTGACTTAGGTCCGTCGCCGTTCCCGCCGCCAAATCAAGCGCAGGCGTTAGCATCTTCGCGGCATCCGTGGCATTGAAACCTTGTCTTGCATAATTGAGCGAAGCATCCGCGGCATCTTGCATGCTATAAACCGACGAAGCAGCTGCACTCTTAATGCTCTTCTCCAGCTGCAATGCTTCTGCAGATGTGCTTCCCATGGTGGCCTGCACCAATCGCAAGGTTTTATCTACGCTTGCAAAGTTCTTTGTGCCGGCAGAGGCAATTCCGGCCATCGGTAATGACAAGCCGGCCGTGAGCTTGCCGCCAAACGCTGCAATGCTATCTCCGGTCTTCGATACGCTTTGCCATGCCCTCTGTGCTTCCTTGGTCCCCTTACTGAGAAGCGCAAGGCTTGCTCCAAATCCTGCCGTGAACTGATCTCTATACTGCAAAGTGACATCAATTCGCTTATCACTGCTCACCCTGTTGCCTCCCTTCTGGCTCTCTCTGCTGCTTCCTCTGCTTCAATCCGGATGAATGCAAGCATCAGCCTTTTGTCTGACTCATGTGCATCAAAATAGACGGATGGCGGCATGTTGTGATTTACAAACAGGTAGTACATCGCCTGTATGTCAACATCCGTCTTTACGAGTTTTTTACCTTTGCAAACTCAAATGCATCTTCTGTATCAGATCCAAAGCCTGACAGACTCGCCTCTTCCTCGGAAAGCTTTACCAGCTCGCCGCCCGGAAACAAAAGTTTTACCAGTTCTTTGGGCGTTGCTGCCTGAAAATGTCTGAGCAGCTCGGGATCCTTGACATTTGGATCAGTAATTGCCTCGGAGACCAGCAGTGCCTGCACATCATACATACGATCCGGATCAAGCTTGCCGTCCTTGCCGTACGCTCTTGCTGCAATGCTCTGATGGCGGTCCCCGCTAATGGCCGTCACAGTAACAAACACATCCTCACCGGCAATTCTTGAGAGATTTCTTGCCCTCACCTTCTTGGTCGGCTTAATTTCCAGCTTTCCGCGATCAAGTGACATCAAAAATTTAATGTTATCCATATCTATGATCTATGCCTCCTTATGCCTTAATCATGTCCAATAAGTCGTAGTCTTCATAGGTGAAACTATACGACTCATCGCCAACCTTTCCGGAGGCGAAATCAATCAAAACAGCTTTGTCAAATTTGCAGCTGTAGAGAACACATCGCTCTGCGCCCAGCGCATCGGGATCATCCACCTTCATAATGATCTTTGAAGTCGGGGTCTTCCCGCGTTTCAAATTCTCACACATTTTTTGAGCCACAATGCTCCTCACATGGACCATCTTCAAGGAACCTTTGTACTCCAGCTTTATCAGCTTCTTGCCGGCTGTCAGACTGCGCGCCATAGCCACATCTGTGTAAGTGAGCGCAATCTCTGCATGTGCCTCCGTGCACTCGCCGAGATACTCATCATCCATCCAGACCTCTCCATATGAGCCGTTAATCGCCTGATTTGCTCCGAATTTCTTCATGTTTTATCCTTCCTCAGATGCTCACAAGGAGTTCCAAATCCTCCATTGCATCCAAAATCGATACAGTTGCTCTCAAAAACACATGAGACCCGCTGTTTGCCTGCCGCACTTCCTCATCTGTGCACTCAGAGAGCGCCTTCTCTGTACCATCGCTTAGGATTACCTTCTTCCCAAGGCCATCCAGATACTTGCGTTGCGCTGCCGTATCGATTTCACAAGACGCCGCGCTCAGAACACCGTCTGCAATCAAACCGCGGAAGTAAGCATTGATTGCAGTCAATAACAGCACCTTGTTGTCATAGCTATTGGCATACTTTCCGATATAGCCATCCTCCGCAGTTTTCCGAATATCAGACTTCATCATATCCATCATCTCTACGATGCGAATTTTCTTAAAGGAGTCACCCTTCGTAGGTGATGTCGTAGTGGCCGATGTCACTGCGCGAGACAGCTTTACTTTCTCTCCGTCCCAGATTGCAATCAGTTTGCCCGCTCCAATCGCAGCATCCTGCTCTTCTTTGGACAGTCGGTTCACATCTGTGAAATCCGTCAACGGCGCATAGGTTGCTGATACGCTGATACCGGTTCCTGCCAGTAGACCGGCAATGCGCGGTGTTCCCTGCTCCGGCGTAAGCGTCTCATCCTTACGCTTCAAGGTTGAACTCCAATTGATAATTCCCTCGGAATCCGCCCCGGTTACTTCCGGCAATACTGCTTTGATAAGCCGATCGGACGCACGCTGCTCCTTAACCCATGTAATCAGTCCGGTTGTCTGCCCATCCGTTTTTGCATACGGAGCGGCCAGGTATGTAAATCTCTCTGTCTCCAGCGCCTTTTTCGCATCCGTATAGGCCTTGCCCATGTCGGCGGCCTGCGCCATCACATAAACCACAATATAGCGCGGCGCTGCGGTATATCCCTTCAACGCATCCAATATGAACTTCTGGTTGACCTCTGTGAGCCCCTCAGCCGGGATATCGTCTGATGTGTACACGCGAAAACTTCTGGCCGTTGCATCTTTCAGCAGTAGCGCTACGATACCGCGCTCGCTGCGCTGGACCGCAGTAAGGCCACGCTCTTCAAAAAGAATCGACACACTCGGTGCCTTTAAAGTTGCCATTCGAAACCTCCTACCTCTGAATTACTGCCTCGACTTTACGTATAGTTTCTTCTCTGTCCGTTTCTGTCATATCCTCTCGCCAGGCAAGGGAAAACTCCATCTGCAGAATATTGTTATGCTCCCCGATATACGCGAACCCGAAATCCCGAATCAGAAGGGACCTATATAAATTCTGCTCCCTATCCAGGAAACGCTGTTGCATTCCAAGCGCTCGAAAAATCTGTTCTTGTTTTTCCAGATTATCGGCCTGATTCACCACTCTTTGCACATAGGTTATCTTGATGCTGCACTTTCGCTGCAACAAGCTTTTTGTTTCCCTGGTTGATTTCAGCGGCACCAGTTCCGTAAAAAAATACGGTGGAACCGCCTTGTCGACGGTCTCATTTCCATATCGGATGATTGCAGGATATACTTCCCCCAACAGTGCATTGATGCTCCGCAGAATATCTGCGTAATAAATCATAATCCCGCCTTCTGCATGGCAGCGTGTACCGCCGCTCCAATGATTTCCGGATAACGGTCCCGGTATACCTCACGCGTCCGCTCAGCATAGTGTCTCCCGGGAACAAATCCCCCGGTATCCACTCCATACAGCCATTTCCTGTGACCGTTCTCAATCAGATGCCAATGCGGTGCACGGTTGCGCACCTGAATCGCAGATGTAATCCCGAACTCCCCGGTTATTTTCTTTCGTTCCCATGTCTTCCGGAACGAATATTTTGACGGCATCAATGTATTGCAGTCCTCTGTAAACCCTTTTGCTGCCTTCATCATTGCCTTGTCGAGCACTTCAGGTGCCAGATCTATAAGCCGCTGCATCTCTGCAGCAAGTTCTTCGGCGCCTTGAATGTCCAGCGCTATTTCTCTGCTCACTGCGCCTCCCTTCTTACCTCATGATCCTTGTCTTCTGTCACAAAAAGCTCTAGATAATAATTTGCTTCCAAGGGATTCAGCATGTAATTTATCCGGAACTGCCGTCCCTTAAATACGATCACATCTTTTTCCGTGATGTCCGTAAATCTAATCGTGATTTTATATGTTTCGCGGTTTGTAATTTTGTAGTACTCCAGTTGCTCGTTTCCGCGCAATGGCCTGATTTCAGCCCACACCTCTTTGAGCGGACGAAGAACCACTTCCATGCTACCAAGCTCACTACTTCCTTCGGAGTACCGGCAAATCGTGACACGGCGCGAGAGGCGCCCTGGATTTAAGCCCTTAAGCAGTGCCATTTCCCATCTCCTCTCGCCGTTCACGTCTCAATCTGAGCTGAAGCAAAATCGAACCAAACGTATATTCAATCCTCTTTCGCTGCTGCTGATCTAGCTGCATCAACTCCCGATTGTCGTAGAAATTTTGTGTCACTGCGCATAGAAGTATTTCTGCAGAGTACGATGATGTATCAAATTCCCCTACCGCATCTATGATGTATTGAAGTGCAGCTCCGGTGCAGCGCTCAAGAAGCGAATCGTCATCATTCCCATCAATGCGAAGATACTCTTTGATGTTCGGAAGTTTTTCTGCCGCATAGGCTTTTATCTCTGCGCTGTCCATTGCATGCACCTCACTCATCACAATCAATCACCCTTAGCTTCCGGGCGTCGGCGTCGGGTCAATATAGCCGTTGACCATTGCTTTGTCATCAATCACCTTGCAGTCATTTCTCTCCGAGCCTTTGAAAAAAGTCACATCCTGCTCGAAAGCATTGATATCACCTACCGTTGCCACATTCGAGACTGTCACCTGAAAGCCCGACCGCTCAAAAATTTTGATTGCCGCCTTGAAATCTCCAATGAAAAACGGAATCTTTTTGCCTACCGTTGCCAGAGTTTCATTTGAAACAACCTTTAACGGCACTCTGCGTGCGCCAACGGCAATTACCATCTGCATCGGATCTTGTGCACTCGGCGAAAGAATATATCGTCCCGTGCTGTCCGTTAATGTATCCAGGTAATTCAACCCGTCATCGTTGGTCAGGATGGTGACTGATCCTGCATACTTGGAGCCAAGCGTCTTATTAACGGCCGTCTTAATTCCATTCAGCCCCTCAAGCTTGGTCTCCGAAAACGTTTTTGCAGCATTAATGACAAGACCGTTCTTGGTTGCGATATCTTCCTCGCCAAGCCACTCAGTCATAGTTCTTGTGATGTTCGCATCTGAGTCATCCAGCAACTCATTGGTTACCGGCAGATATCCGGATCTCTTTTCAACGGCGTATTCCACCCTTGCAAAAGCGGGACCTGCCTTCTTTTCCACTTTGCCAGCTTCAGCTACCGTAACAAATCCGGTAT